TAGCAACGGCGCTCATAATGTATACCTCGCATTTAATGGTTCTGCATAAATCTGTACATTGTCGCTTACTTTTTGTAAATCGTATTCTGCACAGAATTTTAAAAGTTTAAATCCAACTTGTGAAACATTTTTTGTTTTATGTTCTTTGTTATCAATTACACTATTAATAATTTCTTTGATCTCAGCTGGTTGGGCTGTGAGGTCACATAATAGTTTATTTCGAGTATAGTCATCTAATACTTTATGTTCGACACCTTCGTGGTCAGTCCAGCGCTGAAGCATCATGTTGTTCCAAGAATAGCCTTTTGTTCCTCTGTCGGCAAAGGCCTCACGGAGACCAACTTTATTCTTTGTCCCTTTCTCACGTACTCCCGGATAAGCACTAAAGATATTGTCGGAGGTGTCGCCACGCATACACTTCTCAAAAAGTAACCATTCTGGGTCCGGCGCGGGCTTGACTTGTTTAGTTTTCTTATCAACGATAGGCTTACCCTTCTCATCAAAATACCCCTCATGTGTAGTTGTAATACCCATGACTCCGTTATATTGTTTAACATTTGGAGCAATAAGTTGTGCAAAGTCGCCGTCTGTTGAAATGATAACATGGTTATCGTTTGGATGACTCTGTATCCACCCTGCAATAAGATCGTCTGCTTCTAGTTGAGCATGTTGCAAAACTGTACAATTAGTTTTACTTTCAATAAATTCTTTAAATTTATCAAAAGTTTCCCAAAATAATTTTTCTTCTTCTGCTTCTCGGGGACTATGTGCGGCACGGGCATCACTCCGATTTCTTTTATAAGGTGCATAATGATCTTTGCGCCAGCTACGCCCCTCTAGGCAAAATACCACATGGGTGCCGTTAAAATCTTTCCATGCTTTTTTAATAGAAGCAAGGATAATGTGCATGGCCATACCGACTTTTTCATCAGCGTCGCCTCTTACTACATGCCTTGCACGAAAGAATGTATTTGCGGTATCTACAAGAATATAACTCATTAGCCTATCTCTGACTTTCCGTCACCTAGATTGTTTACATTAACATAACCAGAACCACGTCTGTCCATATTAACCCCTGCTTCGGCCCCTACATTTCGGCAAAGCTCTTGAAACCATAGATCAACTATTTCTTCTTCGCTCTGCCCTTGAAAGCCGTTAAGTCTTAATTGTACTATAAAATGCTCATTCCAGTCAAGTTCAAAGAATCCGTTCCTTACATTATCTGCATTAACTTTAGTTTCTAATACAGCAACATACGGTTCTCCTTTTTCGTTTGCTAGTTCTTTTGGAGATAACTTCGAAATACGTTCTTTTTCGGCTGCTTCGGCAATAACTACTTCTGCTTTAACTGTTGCCTCTTGTAATTTTTTTTCTGCTTCGGCTGTTAATGCTTCTATTTTATCAATACCAAATATTTTTTTAATAAACTTTTTCATTAAGTTCCCCATTCGTTCTTGAAGAGCGGCACTTGTAGTCTATCACTATACCGCCATCCTTTTCGCATTGCCATTTCTGCCACTGCACGATTGTTAAGGGTATACACCCGCTCAACCCCGCCAATGGGCATAATATAAACAGGACCTGTGAACCCCGCAATACGATACTCTTCAACTGCTCGTTCAGCATCTTTAAGGTCCTCCTCTGTTGCCACAACAAATTTCAAATACACATATCCGTAATTTTGATAGTCACAGACTACCTCAGGCTTGATTGCATCTTTCCAAGGCTCACCTGAACAAGGCAGTTTAGCACTTACGCTAAAAGTAATTTCTCTTTCATCACTGCCATAAGTCCAGTCTGTTAAAAACTCTTTAAACCCACTAGTTAACCGCATAGTGCCATTTGTTTCAAATGTAATTTCTTTAAGACTAGACATCTTTGGATGTGATAGTAATTCTGGAAATTGTTTTTGCCAACCTAGCAAAGGTTCACCACCTGTGATGACAAGATGTTCATCACGCCATTCCCCGTGCGGCAACATATCTATGATTCCGTCAGCAATAGCATCTGTTGAAAGTAGGGGACTGAGGTCTTTAAAACGTGGGTCCCAAGAAGCATAACTATCGCAACCAGTACTAACAAGGGGTAGTTCACGATATGTTTTAAATTCTAATGGATTAATATTATTTGCTTCTTCGCTTAATTCACCTCTTGGCATACCAAATCCTTGGCATTTAAAATTACAGCCGAATGTGCGTAAGAAAACGGAAGGTACACCCATGTATCTTCCTTCACCTTGTATTGAATAGAATAACTCTGATATTTTAATTTTGCTCATAAATGTTTGACCATATTTTTAATTTTTCAATTTTTGCTTGCTTGGCAGTATTTAGACCTGTATCGCTAACAACATTATAATATTTTAACAGATCTATCATCGCAAGTAAATCCCCAATTTCGCCTTCTAAATGTTGAGCATTAGTTAACGGCTTTCCGGGTTTTGCATTATCTAATCCGAATCGGAAACATTTACTCACAGCTTGTGTAACTTCCGCACATTCTTCTTGAGTGATTAATAATACTTCTCTTAATTGATTGTTCATATCAGTTGTCGCTTTATCCATTTTTTGCTCTTTCTGTTAAGTAAGTGTCGTTATGAATCCATTTGTTCTTAACTAAAAATCCCCATTCTCTTTTTTGAGGACCCGGCATAAACAATGTCCACGCAGTCACGTTAGGATCGAGCTCAATGCGGTGATAACTGGTAGCGGAACAGATGCGAAAATGTCCTGGACCGCACCACTTACTAACTTCTCCGATTTTTCTACCTACTGTATCAAAAACTGGTGTCCATTCATAATATCCACCTTTAAGGATAAGTGTAGCATAAGGCCAAGGATGATCATGAACATCATCTGGATCTGACTTGAGAAACTTGTGCAGGAACACATTAAATGGAAACTGTTTGCGTTCTTTTAAAAAAAGATAGTACCGTACAAGATAGGGTTCGTTGTTTACCCTATCCATAATAAGTCTTTTTCTACCTAGCCTTTCTAACACCCTTAAAAACCATTTCATTTGCAAGTCTCCAGCCATTCATGTAAACGAGTTACCGCTTCGTTAAAGTCAACACCGTACACCTTTGCCGACATGATGCTTCCTGTAATTTCTATATCAAATGGTACCACACCATTAAATTGAAAATCTTCTGGGACTTCTGTTTCGACAATAAATTCTTGTAAATGTTTTGCTCTAAAAATAAGGTTATTAGCCATGTCTACGGAATTCATATTTTTTCCTTAATTGGGTGGGTAACATTCAAACAGTGGCAGATCACTACCTATTTGGTCAATTTCGTTAAATTGATAATTGTATTTTTCTAAATCTCTAACAATTTTTTTAATAATTAAATCTCTAGTAGTATGAATAGTATCATGCGGTTCAATAATTATTTTAGGTTGACATTTATTAAAGAATTCTTTATCTTCAAAAATAACTTCTTCAGCACCTTCGATATCACACTTAATAAAATCTACACGACTTAAATTTTTTAATTTTACTAATTCAGAAAGAGTATATGAATTAATTTTTTCATTTTGACCCCCTCGGAATTCAGGAACACCTACAATGGATACCGCAGATGATCCCATACTACCCTCTGATGAAAATTCTATTCCATTGTTATGATTCCACATTGCTCCGTACACTAGATCAATGCTAGAATTTGTAATATTTTTATAAAGTTTAAAATTCTTTTCTATTGCATCAATATTTTGCCGATCAGCTTCTACTGCAATAACTGTACCCTCATGTCCTACTAGATCTTTAAACAATATAGAGGTTAATCCCGAATATGCTCCGAGATCAAGTACTACATCTCTAGGTTTTAATTTGGCAAATTCTAAATATTGATTTGTAGCAAAGATGGGTTCAGCTATGGCAGGAAAATAAATTGGATGGCGATCGTATCCTATAACATCGTGATACTTTGGCTCTGAAAAATCTACTATTTCTTTGTCAGCATACACTAATGGAGCAACTGATTTAAAATAAAAATCAAATTCTAAAATTATTCCATAAAGATAAATCATATGATGCACGCCTAGTCTTAATATTTGAGAACCCTTTCTTAATTCTATATCGTGCGCCGATGCAACAATTTCTATTCCTAACAATGATGCAGATTGCGTTGCAGGATGATTATAATTGTATCGATATAATTCTTCTATGGTCGATAATTTTTTCATTATTTTTTTGTTTTATTTTTTACACTGTCAATAGCCTCACGTACATCACGTGCCAGTGCTTCGTCGTCCCATTCTAGTTCTGTGCGTCCATCTGGATGGGTTGTTACAGTAAGGTGACTACCTTTAACTACGGTAGTTTCTTTTGGAAACACTAATTTAGCACTGCCTATAGTACCAGGCATTTCTAATTTAATATCAGTTGATTTCTTTTTACGGGTTGCCATATTAAACTCCTCTATAAACTATTCTATATTGAGAAGCAGGATAATTTTCCTGCAGCCATTCTAGTAATCCGGGCTCATACGGTACCCGTATGCTGTCGTATTTGTTGGTAATATAATGTGTCATCGCGGTGCAAACTCTTGTTGTAACTTGATGTTATCAAAGAACTCTTTCTTCGTATTACCATCGGTGTTAAATGCACCTTTAAGCACAGTTGTCTGTGTTAAACTTGAGTGTGCCATAATGCC